GAACATGTATCTTTATATCGCAAGAGTATCCGCTTGGGATGATGATAATGATCCACCAACTCCATCTGATTCCGTTCAAGAGATTGACTATAACAGTTGGAAGAAAATGCTTGCAGCTAAAAAAGTACAAACATCTGATGTAACGTTTGCTGTTCCTCGTTATAACTGGACTTCGGGTAAAATCTATCGTGAATACGATAATACTTCAGCTACATTACATGACACACCAGCAAGCGCAAATGGTCTTTATGTAATCAGTAGTTCTTATAACGTATACAAATGTCTTTTTAATAACAAAGGTGGAACTTCAACAGTAGAGCCAACTGGCACTTCTACATCAACTCTCGTTACTGCTGATGGTTATCATTGGAAGTATATGTACACTGTTGATGCTGCAAACGCATTGAAGTTCTTATCGACAAACTGGCAACCAGTTAAAACACTTACTGCTGATGATGGTTCTGGTCAATGGGACGTTCAAGCGGCTGCTGCTAACGGCGCAATTAATATCATTGATGTAAATGCTGTTGGTGATAATTATCTCACAAACACAGGCACCCTTGCTGCTGTTGCAAACAGTACAACAATGACACTTGCCGCTGGTGCTTCTGGTACTGATGATATCTACACAGGTTCATCTTTGTATATTGCTTCTGGTCTTGGTTCTGGTCAAGTTAGTAATATCACTAACTATGTTGGTAGCACAAAAGTACTTACGCTTGGTAGTGCTCTTTCAATTACTCCAAATACTTCTTCAACATATTCGGTTGGTCCTACTGTCACGATTACTGGTGATGGTACTGGTGCTACTGCATATGCAAACGTTGTTTCGGGTGGTGCAAACGGTAACACAGTCAACTATATCAATATGGTTTCAGTTGGTGCTGGTTATTCAGAAGCAACGGTTGCAATTACTGCAAACACTTCTCATGGCTCTGGTGCTACTGCAACTGCATATGTTGCACCTCCAGGAGGTCATGGTTCTGATCCAGTTCAAGAACTTGCTGGTCATAATGTCATTGTCAATGTTCAACTTGATGGTGATGAATCCGGTACGTTTATGACAACAAACGACTTCCGCACGATTGGTCTTATTCGTGACCCACTTCTTGCTAATGGTTCAATTGCAACTGGCACATCATTTGACCAAACAACTCAAATCACTGTTTCAAGCGTAACAAGTTCAGGTGCTTATACTCTTGACGAAACGATTACTGGTGGTACTTCTGGTGCAACTGGTAAACTTGTAAGTTTTGCAAATACAAATGCATCAAACACTGCTGGTGTTGTTCGAGTAATTGATACAGATGGAACATTCTCTGCTTCAGAAACAATCACAGGCGGTACATCAAGTGTAACTGCTACGGTTAGCAGTGTTGCTCTTGGTAGTCTGAAACCATATACAGGTGATGTACTATATACAGAGAACCGTGGTCCTATCTCTCGCGCATCAGACCAAATTGAAGACGTAAAACTCATCGTTAAATTCTAAGGAATAAGTTGAATGGCAACTGCTAATACGAATTCGTTGACAACTGATTTCAATGTCAGTCCATACTATGACGATTTCGACGAGAGTAAAAACTTTCATCGTGTCTTATATCGTCCAGGTCTTGCTGTTCAAGCTCGTGAACTTACTCAAATGCAGACCATTCTCCAAAATCAAATTGATCGTTTTGGTGAACATGTCTTTGTAGAGGGAAGTACTGTTCGTGGTTTACAAATGAACTACGACCGTAATATTAAATATGTTAAGATTCGTGATGCTGATCAAAATGCAACAACTGTAAATGCGGCTGCATTTGTTGGTTCAACAATTACTGGTGGCACATCTGGTGTTACTGCATATGTTATTGACTCTGCAACTGGCACAGAAGCCGCAACACCAAATACAAAAACTCTTTACATTCGTTATACTGGCGCTGGTTCTACAGGAACTGCTGCAGCCTTTCTTAGCGGTGAAGTTCTTACATCTAATACTGCATTATCAGCAAACGTTATTACTGAAGGCGTTCAATCAACAAATGTTTTAGGTTCTGCATCTCGTATTTCGTTTGGTGATGGTATCATATATGCCAAAGACCATTTTATTAATGTATCAGCAGCAAATACAATTATCGGTCGTTATAGTGCAAACACAAATATCAAAGTTGGTTATACTATCAACGAAACAATTGTAACATCTTCTTCAGATACAACACTGCTTGATCCAGCACAAGGTTCGTATAACTATGCTGCTCCAGGCGCTGACCGTCTTAAACTTGAAGCTGTTCTTACAACAAAATCTCTTACAGATGAAAATGATACAGCATTTGTAGAACGTGCTCGTATTCGCAATGGTCTTATTGAATTCAAAGCAGATAAGCCTCTTTATTCAGTTATTAACGAATACATTGCTCGTCGCACATACGATGAATCTGGTAACTATATCGTTAACGGTCTTACATCTCGTCTTCGTGAACATTTAGATTCTGCAAATAATGGTGGTGTTTATACTTCTGGTAACGGTGGTGATGTTAATAAACTTGTTGTTGATATTGCTCCAGGCAAAGCATATGTTAATGGATTTGAGAACGAAGTTCTTACAACTAGACATGTTGCAATTGATAAAGCAACGGATGTTAACTCAGTAGAAAATATTTCTATACCTGCTAACTATGGCAACTACACAGTAGTTAATGAAGTAGTTGGTACATGGGACGTTAATGGTCATGACCGTGTTGAACTTTACAATACTGCTGTAAATGCTATTTCAAATAACTCATTCACTACTGTTGTTCCAAGTGCTATTGGTACAAAGATTGGTGAAGCTCGTGTTCGTGCTGTTGAATATAACTCAGGTTCAAAGGGTGCTGCTTCTGGTCAATTAAAGTTATATCTCTATGATATCAATATGACTGCAAACAGTTTCAGTTATGTTCGGTCAATCTATCATAATGATGGTACAACAGATGGTATTGCTGATACAGTATTGACTGCTAACAGTGCAACAATTTCAGAAACAAGTTTCAATCGTGCATTGTTTAATATTCCTGCTGAGAATATCAAAACGCTTCGTGATACATCCGATCAAATTGATAACGAATTCCGTTTTCTTAAAGAATTCCCAGTCACTATTGCGGCTGATGGCACAGTAACAATTACAACTGGTGATGCGACAGAACAGTTTCCATTCTCCACTGGTGCATTAAATGACACACAAGAACGTGAAAACTTCTATGTTGTTCTTAATGCTGCTGCAAATACCGCATCTGCTCTTGAAACAACTGCTGCTCGTGGTGCAGGTGCAAACACTATCACGGGTCTTACATCTGCCACTTCTAAGTATAATGTTGGCGATATTCTTAAACTTCAAGGCGAAGCAAACACATATGTCGTTTCATCTGTGGATAGCGCAACACAAGTAAGTGTTCACGGTAATGGCGAAGGTGCTGCTATCTCAAGTGCCACACTCTTCAAACAGTTTAAAGATGGTCAAGTTATTAGTCTTAATGGTGTTGGTGGTGATGCTGCTGCTCGTTCAGTTACAATCAACTCCACAACAAGCGCAACGATTGATATTGAAGAGACATTAAACTCTACTGTTGCTGCTTCTGTTGTTTGTGAACTCAAGAAAGTAAACGGTCAAGAGAAAGCAAAGAATATTCAAGAAAGTCGTTATGTAGAAATTAATGTTTCGGATTCTGGTACAACTGCTGGACCATGGAATCTTGGTGCTTCTGATGGATTTGCTCTTCGTGAAGTTCGTGTAAAGACTGGCAATACTTTCTTTACAACGACATCTGAAGGTACTGATGTTACAAGTAGTTTCTCGCTTGACACAGGTATGCGTGATAACTTCTATGACCATGCTAAACTCAAGTTAAAGAATGGTGCTTCACATACACCAGCAAATGGCAATGTCTATCTTGTTAAGTTTGATTACTTTACTCATGATACTTCACAGGGCGTTGGTTACTTCTCAGTTGATTCGTATCCAATCGATGATACAAATAGCGCAAATACAACTGCGATTACTACTGGTGAGATTCCTGTTTATACATCACCAACAACTGGCACTCGGTACGATTTACGCAATCATATTGATATTCGTCCACGTATCGCTGACACTGCAAACAATGTGACAACGCTTACAAATATTTCTCGTAACCCAGCAGTTTCAACATCGATTGTTGAGCCAAGTGGTGGTCTACGATTTATGGCTCCTAATGAAGACTTCATTACAGACTTTGATTATTATCTCCCACGCAAAGATAGAATTGTTATTACTTCATCTAATGCTTTAAGATCAATCAAAGGCGTTCCAAGTCTTGATCCAAAAACACCACCTGCACCATCTGATGGTATGACGATTGCTATTGTAAATGTAAAACCTTATCCATCTCTTCCACAAGATAATGCAAAGCGTATTAGTACTGCAACTGCTCCAGGTGGTCGTGCTGACCTTGCGATTAAACTTGATCCTGTTCGTATTCGTCGCTTCACAATGAAAGATATTCAAGGTCTTGAATCACGTATTGATAATCTTGAGTACTACACATCACTTTCATTACTTGAAACAGACACAAAAGAATTATTCCTTGCTGATTCAACTGGTGTAGATAGATTTAAAAACGGTATTATTGTTGATGAGTTTGTTGACTTCACATCATCCGATATCTATGACCCAGGATATGCAGTTGCTATTGATAAAGCTAACAAAGAAGCTCGCCCATCATTTAAAGTTGATGATGTTCAGGCTGAATTTAAATCTGCCAACTCAACAAACACAACCGCAACATCAAAAGATATCACGTTGGTTGTTGGAACTGGAACATATTCAAACGGCGAAGTAATTACTGCTGGTTCTGCTACTGGTACGCTTGATTATCAAGTTGGAACAAAACTTTATCTTTCAAATATATCTGGTACATTTAGTGCTGGTGCTTCAGCGGTTGGTGGTACTTCAACAACATCATCAACAATTGCTTCTGTAACAGCACCAAATGCTGGTAAGTTAATTATGCTTCCTTGGACGCACGATGAAACAATCAGCAATCCATTTGCGACAGATACAAGAAATGCTGCTGGTGAACTTTATACCCATCACGGTAGAATTACACTTACACCAGACACTGATTACTGGCAAGATGTAACAACAGTACCAACTGTCACAATTGATTTTGGTGGTCTTGCCGAAGCACTTGCTGAAGTTGCTAACTTTACTGGCATTCAGTGGGGAAGTTGGGGTGGTGGTTCTACTCGACGTGGCGATCAAATTACTACAACTGAAAGTCGCACAGGTCAACAATTAATTGTTAATACTGGTAACGTAATTGAGACTGATTTGGGCGATTCACTCAAAGACGTAAACATTATTCCATTCATGCGCTCTCGTGTTGTACAATTTACAGCCGAAGGTATGAAGCCAAGTACTCGTGTTTATGCATTCTTTGATGGATCAGATGTAAATGCTTTCTGTTCTCCAGCAAATACATCGTTTGCCAACACTGCTTCGGAGGGCAGCGCATTAATCACTGATGCTACGGGTATTATTCGTGGATTGTTTAGAATTCCAAATGAAGACGCTCTCAAGTTTCCAGTTGGATCTCTCAAGTTTATCTTAACTGATAGCCCAACAAACAGTACTGGTTTTGGAGCAGTCGCTACATTTGCTGATGCCACATATAGTGCTGGTGGACTAAGTGTTGTACAGCAAGGTACGATTGTTGCAACTCGTGAAATTGAAACACTTACAAGAACGGTTAACGAATCAAGAACAAGTGTCCAAACAATTCAACGACCACAGGCGGAGGAACGCGATGCCTCCACCAACAGCGATCCACTTGCTCAAACATTCAATGTAAATGATGGTCTCGGTTCTGCTGGTATTGCTTCACCTGGAATGTTCTTAACTAAGATTGATATGTATTTCCAGAGTAAAGACCCAGTAAAAGGTGTTGCAATTGAAATTCGTGAATGTGATCCTTCTACTTCATTCATTACAAATAGAGTTGTTCCATTTGGTCGTGTAATCGTACCTTCTGCTGATGTTAACGTAAGTTCAAATGGTTCTGCGCCTACTCCAGTAATCTTTGAAACTCCAGTGTATCTACTCAACTCAATTGATTATGCTATTATTGTAAAACCAGTAGATGACAATCCAAACTATACAGTATGGACTTCTCGCCTTGGAAGAACAGATTTACTTTCTGGTAATCGTGTATCAAAACAACCAGTAATGGGCACACTCTTTTCTTCTGCAAACGACAAGAACTGGACTCCTTTACAAGACGAAGACCTCAAATTTAATATGTACTTTGCTAACTTTGGTACCAATCAAACTGGTACTGCGGTCTTTAAAAATATTGATAAAGAATATCTTACAATTGATACTGTTGATACTACAACAATCTTTAATCGTGTTGGTGAAGAAGTACATGGTGAAACAACACTCACACTTTCGGCTGCACCAGGCGGTATCGCAATTGGTGATACTCTTGTTGGTTCAACCTCTTCTGCTAACGGTACAGTGACAAATGTTTCTGGAACAAATATTCGTGTAAAAGAAGTTACAACTGGTACGAAGTTTACAGATACTGAAACAGTTACTCTCTACAAAGCAGGTATTGCTGGTTCAAATACTGCAACAGTAAGCAGTCAAGCAACACCAACTGGTAAAGTATACTTCTTTGATGCTACAACACAATCAAACACAGTTGTTCATCTATCACAGCCAAGCGGTTCGTTTACTGCAAACACATATATTCGTGGGCAAGTAAGTGGTCTTGATGCTCGTATTAGCACGATTGATAACTTATCTATTGATACATTTAGAACATTCGTAAGTAAACTTGATCTTCAAGATACAACAACATCTGCTACTGCAAAACTTGCTATTACATCAAGTGCTCTTGATTCATCATTCCGAAATGTTGATATCAATGATGATACAACATATGATGGGCGTAGATATATTCTAAGTCGTTCAAACGAAATTGCAAATCTATCAAGTGCAAAATCTGCTGAGATTAAGTTTACTCTTACCAATGGTGGTAATGTTCGCCATTCACCTGCAATTGATAATGACCGTTCAGCGTTATTCACAGTAGAAAACTTAATTAACAACGACTCTACAAACGAAGATTCAACTGGTAACGGTAATGCGATTGCTCGGTATGTACAAAGAACAGTAACACTTGCAGATGGTCAAGACGCTGAAGACCTCAAGGTATTCGTTGGAGCATATAAGCCATCAACAGCAACCGTTAAAGTTTATGTCAAACTATTGAATGGTGAAGATGGTGAAACAATGGAAGACAAGACATGGATTGATATGACTCAGGTCACATCAGCCACTGTTGTGTCAGATTCTGAAAATACTCAAGACTTCAATGAATATGAATACGGTATTCCAACATCTTATCTTACAGGCGCTTCTGGTGAAGTTCAGTATACAGATGATGGTGTAACATATACAGGATTTAAACACTTTAAGATTAAGGTCGTTCTTCTTTCTTCAACACCTTCACGGGTGCCAAGGTTGAAAGATTTCCGTGCAATTGCTCTTCAAATTTAAGGTATAAATAAATGAAACTCCAACCCATTGAAAATGTAGACGGTTTTCAAAAAGATGAAAACAATGGTGCTGTTCTTTCAGTGGACAATAGAGCATTGTACGCATATAAGGCAAAGAAAAGCAAACAACATGAAATTCTGAACGATATCAATGATATCAAGCAAGATTTAAAAGAGCTTAAAGAAATTTTAAATCATGTTATTTCTTCAAATGCTAACGTACAAAAATTATAAATAAGTGTAGTTAAAAACATTCAATGAGAGATTCGTGTCAAACGATCTTCTCTTATCAACAGGAGATAAAACATGGGTCAAGTAGCTAACGTTGCTCTTACAGATACGTTTGATACATGGAGAATTCGTTCAAACCAAGGTTTCACGAATCTTTTTGAGATCAATCCAACTGCAAACACAGTCAGTGCAAATACAGTAACTGGTGCAACACTGGTTGCTACAAGCACAGTAACCGTTCCTGCTGCTTCAATTAGTGCTGTTGATGTTGCATTCCTTGCTAACACCAATACTTTTATTGGCACAAAGCTAGATTCTTCATCCTACACAACTGCTGATGTTCAAGCAAAAGCTGCTCTTGCAAATACAAACTCCCGTATTGGCACAGTAGAGACTGCTACAACAACTGCTGCAATTCAAGCAACTGCTGCTCTTGCAAACACCAACAGTGCTATTTCTGGTAAACAAGATGCTGATGCAGATACTGCTAAGACTGACGTTGTTCAAACGTTTAGTGTTGCTCAACGTGGTGCTGTTACTGACCATGGTTCGTTGATTGCAAATACAGCATTCCGTCAAGACTTCTCTTCATCTAACCATTTCAAAATGACTCTTGCTGGTAACATTACACTTAATAACCCAACAAACCAAGTTGCTGGTCAGTCTGGTGCAATGGAAATCGTTAACGGTGGTTCTTACACAGTATCGTTTGGTAGCGACTTTGACTTTGCTGCTGGCACTCCTCCGACAATTACTGCGAGTGGAACTGACGTTCTATCTTATTATGTTTCATCTGCTAACAATATTGTAGTTGATGTAATCCAAAACTTATCATAATTCACTTTCGAGTGTTACGGAGAAAAATGAATGAGCGTTCCAGGTAACTTATATACACCGACAATCCGCAAGACTCGTGGTGGAGATTATTTAATTGAACAGTCTTTATTGTTCGACGGCACTAGCACATATTTAAACCGCACACCTTCGGTGGCGGGCAACCGAAAGACATGGGCATGGGACGGGTGGATTAAACCTAGCCAATTTGGCAACAGGTACATATTCGGCGTTCAAAACGGTACTTCCGTCACTTACATACAGTATCTTTCTACGGGTGCTATTCAAGTAGCTCAATATGATGGCTCTTATACTTGGCGGTACGATACTACGGCGCTTGTTAGAGATTTCGGGGCTTTTTTGCATCTAGCCGTTGTTGTAGACACAACTGCGGCAACAGCAAGTGATCGTGTTAAGATTTATATAAATGGCGTGAGAGTTACTGAGTTCTCTAGTTCAACTGCTCCATCTTTGAATTTAGATACAGATGTAAATAGCGTATCTGTTCATACACTAGGTTGCTATTGGAACAGCGGAGCACCTAACTCTTTCTTCAGCGGGGTAATGTCCCTCCCCCGCCTTATCGACGGCGCGGCTCCGGCGATCACGGACCTGCTCACGTTCAACGATGACAACACGATCCAGCCGAAGGAATACACCGGTGATTACAACGTGCTTGGTTCGACACCGACCGTAGTCAGCACATCGTCTATATGGACTGGTAATACCGCCACATGGACCATCACAGACGATGATATTTCCGGCGCTAGTGGTACGGATGCCTCCATACGCGCATTAGATTATGCGTTCTCTGATGACTTCTCTATTGAGTGGACACACCGTACAGGTGCGAGTATTTCTTATACGGTCGGGGTTTATCCAACTGCCAGTGATGCGTCATTCAATGCCGCAACATATTATGCTGGTGTATTCTATGTATCTGGCCTCACAACTTCATGTTCTGTTCGCCTTGACACTTCCACCAGTATGGCGCTTTGGGGCGGCACAACTGAAGAACAGGCTGGCATCACTGTGGCTGACTTGGACGTTATCCGGTTTGAGCGGGTAGGAACGGCTTTCAGCGTCTACAAGAATGACGTGCTGGTAAGGACAATGACCTTCACAAGTTCTGACCAGATGCGGATTGCAATAGGCAAGGGCGGGGCAGCGGACTTAGACACTGTATCATTCAATTACGAAATTCCTGACGGCGTTAACGGCGCACTGCTCGACTTCGCGGATACCAGCAAGCTCGGTGAGGACACCAGCGGCGTCACGAATGCCAACAATCCAATCCCGCAGGATTGGGGGTCGGTTGTAGGCAACTGTACTTCCGGTGGGGGTCTTGCAGCAGCATTCGATGGCAGCGTAAACACCGCCGCGAACTCGGCTCGGGTGGCGTCGTCGGCCACTGCCACGGTCGGAAAGAATTGGGGCAGCGATACCTTCACCGTAACTAAGTTTGTTGTGAAGACGCCGTCTGATGATAACTTTGGTGGTGGCTCTCCTGCGACAGTGAAACTGCAAGGGTCCAACGATGGTTCAGCGTGGGATGATCTATACACCAACGCATCTGTTACGAATACGGGCGTCGCTTTAGTTTTGACCGCGACGAGCGGCATTAATACGTCATCGGCTTATCAATACCATCGGGTTGAGATCAGCAACACCGGAAGCCCTTCGAACAGCAACATTGCCGAGGTCGAGTTCTATGGAACCATCAGCAACAGTTTCTCTGCCAGCGGCTTTGTGACCACAGACCAGCTTGCGGACAGCCCGACTGATGATGCGGATTTGGGGATTGGTAACTATGCAACGCTTAATCCGCTAACTAAACAAGCCCATGTTACGCTTGCTAATGGCAATAAAAATATAACCGCAAGTGATGTAACGGTTGCTGGAAACTCATGTGCTGCAACTATTGGAAACTTGAACACAGGCAAATGGTTTTGGTTTGCTTCGTTGTCTTCATTCGGTGCAGATAGTGGGTGCGGAGTTTATGACAACGATTTGGATTTTGGAAGCCTATCGCCAAACTCGGGTTCGATCAATAACTACGGCGCAGGACTAGATACTACTACGGCAATGCGTAGGTTTGCAGGGGGAACAAGTGTATCCCCTGACGTATCACTTGGCTTCACCGCTGACCTTTCCAACGATTATCAGGTATACGCATTAGATGCGGACAACGGTTATTTTTGGGCTGGTATATATGATGCCAGTGCCAACACAATCTACTGGATCGACTGGCCTAACAATGACATGACTGGCGATCCAACGGACGGCGGCACAACAGGTGTATCAATCAGCGGTGACAATTGGACTCCGTTTGCGTGGACTACAAGTTCTGCATCAAGCGGAATTAATATATATTTTGATCATGCAGATTTTCCGGGCGCTGTACCTACAGGCTACAGCGCCATTGCAACCCAAAACTTTCCAGAGGCAACAATCAGCAATCCAGCCGAACACTTCAATACGGTGCTTTATGAGGGGAACGGTTCGACGCAATCTATCACCGGAGTTGGTTTTCAGCCGGACTTTGTGTGGATTAAGGCAAGGGAAACTGTTACTTCAAACGGAAACCATGCAATTTGGGATGCAGTGCGCGGCACTGGACAAGCAATAAGACCTAATACAACAGAAGCCGAATTGGGATACGGTATAACTTCTTTTGGGTCTGACGGTTTCACTGTTCCAAATAATACAGAACTCAACGAGAACACTAAAGATTATGTCGCATGGTGCTGGAAAGCCAACGGTGCTGGCTCGTCAAACACGGACGGTTCAATAACTGCAACCGTATCAGCAAACCCAACAGCCGGATTTAGCATCGTGTCTTACGCTGGAACAGGATCGAACGCCACGGTGGGTCATGGGCTGACATCTGCACCTGACATGATGATTGTTAAACACCGTAATAGCGGCACTGGATGGGCGTGGACAATTTATCATTCCGCCCTCTCCGCCCCGGCAACTAGCGTCATTGAGTTTAATACAGGCGCAGTTAATACGTCTGCTGGAGATCGGTGGAACAGCACGTCCCCTACGTCTTCTGTATTTTCAATTGGAACTAACGGGACAACAAACGAAAATACTACGAATTATATCGCCTACTGCTGGCACTCCGTTGAAGGCTTTTCAAAGTTTGGAAGTTACACAGGTAACGGTTCAACAGATGGTCCGTTTATCTATACTGGATTCAGACCAGCATTTGTTCTTGCTAAAAGTTCAAGTAATTCAGCAACACGATGGATGCTGATTGACTCGGTAAGACACCCATACAATGACAGTGACGCTTCAGCACTTTCACCAAGTTCAACTGAAAACGAAGCAGATGTAAAACCAACAAACGCAGCAGTAGACTTGCTTTCAAATGGTTTCAAATTCAGAAGCGATACATTGGATTGGAATGGATCAGGTTACACTTACATTTACGCAGCATTTGCCGAAGCACCGTTCCAAGGCGGTTCTACCGAAATCACTCAAGGAAGAGCAAGATAATTATTGAAACACTATATAATGAATAACCCAAAATTAGGAGACATTAAAAAATGTGGGCAT